TGGGAACATCATCAGGTATTCACGCTTGGCACAACGATTACTACATTCGTAGAGTTCGTGTTGGTAAAAACGAAGCAATATACCAATACTTGTCAATGTACCATCCTGAGTTAATTGAAGATGAATTCTTCCGTCCACATGACACCGCAGTAATTTCGGTTCCACAAAAAGCACCTGAAGGGGCGATTTTGAGAACAGAATCACCATTCCAATTGTTGGACCGTGTAAAGAAAATTACACAAGAGTGGGTTAGACCTGGACATAGAACAGGTTCAAACACACATAACGTGTCGGCAACAATTAGTTTAAAACCTGAAGATTGGGAATTGGCTGGTGAGTGGATGTGGGAAAATCGTGATTACTATAATGGTTTATCAGTATTACCATACGATGGTGGAACATATGTACAAGCACCATTTGAAGATTGTACTGAAGAAGAATACGAAAGATTATTCTCTAAACTACACTCAATTGATTTATCAAAAGTTGTTGAATTACAAGACAACACAGATTTAAGTGGTGAAATTGCTTGTGGCGCTTTAGGATGTGAAATTAAATAAAATATAAAAACATTGAATAAAAAAAGGGTGGATTTTTCTACCCTTTTTTTTATTTCACACTATATTTATAATTGTAAAATAAGTTGTGAGATATGAAAAAAATTTACATGATTGGTAAAAAATTTGGAAAACTTTTAGTAATTGAGGAAGTGTCTAAAAATAAAAATGGACATATAAAATATCTATGTCAATGTGATTGTGGAAATACCTGTGAAGTTTTCGGAACACATCTAAGACAGAAAAAAATAATATCTTGTAAATGTGCTAATAAGTTTGATGGGGTATCAGGTGATATGTGGTATAATATTATTAATAGAGGTTTAAAAACAAGAGTTAAAAGAAATAATTTAGAAATCAATATAACCAAAAAATATATTAATGAACTTTTTTTACAACAAAATGGTAAATGTAAATTAAGTGGTGTTGAAATTACTTTACCAAAAACTTGGAAAGATAGAACATATTCGGCATCTTTAGATAGGATTGATAGTGAAAAAGGGTATATTATTGGGAATGTTCAATGGGTACACAAACACATAAACGTAATGAAGAATACATTTCCTGAAGAAATGTTTATTTATTTTTGTAATAAAGTATCTGAACAGAATGAATATCAAGACATCACAATCAACAAAATTAACAGCTTCAAGTGGGGACTTAACGACAAATATAAACCTTCCTGATTTTTATATAGTAGATGGTAAATACATTTTTACTAAAGAATTTCATTTAAGACGAGGTTACTGTTGTGGAAACGGGTGCGTGAACTGTCCATTCCAACCAATTCACAAAAAAGGGAATACAACTATATTTATTGATAATGGCTAATGGTGTAACTTATGGTATTAATTTTCCTTTTAATGATTCATTAAAAGGGGATTATCTTTCTTTGTCTCAAAATCCTGACCAAGAAATAAGAAGTAACCTAATTCATTTAATTTTAACAAGAAAAGGTAGTAGATATTATTTGCCTGATTTTGGAACAAAAATTTACGAATTTATTTTTGAACCATTAGATGGTGTTACATTTGAATCAATTAAAGATGATATTCGTGATAATGTAAGTAAGTACATACCAAACTTAATTATAAATGACATCATTATTCTACCATACGATGAGTATGAATCAGTTGGAACCTTAAACACTGAAAATTTGGGAAATGGTGTTTATAGGGTTGCCGGTAGAAACACATCTGATTATACTGCTAAAATGAGAATTGATTATACTATCAGTGATAACGCTTTTCAAACAAAAGATTTCGTAATTATAAATATTTAACATAAATGGCTGAGAAAAGAATATCCTATACCGTCAGAGATTTTGCCGCTATAAGACAAGAACTTATTGATTATACTAGACAGTATTATCCCGATTTAATTGACAACTTCAATGACGCATCAATTTTTTCTGTGTTAATGGATTTAAATGCTGCGGTTACAGATAATCTACACTACCATATTGATAGAAGTATTCAAGAAACTGTTTTGGAATTTGCAAAACAAAGAAGTTCAATTTATAACATCGCAAGAACATACGGTTTGAAAATACCAGGAAATAGACCATCAATTGCGGTTTGTGATATCACCATCAATGTACCCCCTTTGGGTGATAGACCAAACCCTGATTATATGGGAGTATTAAAGGCTGGTTCACAATTTGTTGGTGCTGGACAAACTTTTGAAAATCCAAACGATATTAATTTTGCATCACAATATAGTTCTTCAGGTATTGCAAACCAAACAGTAATACCTATTTTGGACGCATCAAATAATGTACAAAGTTATAACATCAGAAAAAGAGAGGTGTTGGTTAATGGTATTACAAAAGTTTTCAAAAAAGTTATTACACCGGCAGACGCAACACCATTTTTAAGTTTGTATCTACCTGAAAGAAACGTAATTAATGTTTCATCTATTATACAAAAAGATGGTATAACATATAATAACATACCAACATATCAAGAATTTTTAAGTCCTGTTGGAAGATGGTATGAAGTATCTGCCTTGGCTGAAGACTCAGTTTTTATTCCTGACCCAGCTAAACCAACGGATAAATCAAACATCAAAGTTGGAAAATATATTAGAACAAGTAATAGATTCATAACTGAGTTTACACCTGAAAACTTTATGAAATTAACGTTTGGTGGTGGAAATACATCGGCTGATGACCAATTAGCTAAATTTGCTCAGACAGGGGTGGCTTTAAGAGTTAATGATTATCAGAACAATTTAAGTTTGGGGTATATCCCAACACCAAATACAACTTTATTTATTCAGTATAGAGTTGGTGGTGGACTTGAAAGTAACGTAGGTGTTAATGTTATCAATACAGTTGGTAATGTTATGTTTGATGTTAACGGAGCTTCGGTTGAAATTGCAAACGCAGTTCGTAACTCAATTCAATGTACAAACGTAACTGCCGCTATTGGAGGTGCTAATCCACCATCAGTTGAAGAGGTTAGAAATTATGTTACATTTAATTTCTCATCACAAAACAGAGCTGTAACAATTGGTGACTACTACTCAATAATACAAAAAATGCCGGGACAATTTGGTGTACCAGCTAAAGTTGGTATATTAGAAAACAATAACAAAATAAATATTATTGTTGCTAGCCAAGATGTTAATGGTAAGATGACACAAAATGTTCCACAGGTTTTAAAAGATAATATTGCTTCTTATTTGGCGAATTATAGAATGATGAACGATTATATCAGTGTAAATACAGGTAATATAATTGATTTGGCATTTGAAATTTATATTACAATTGCAAAAAATACAAACCAAAACTCAATAATTTCGGATGTTGTAACAAAAGTTAATGATTATATGTTACCACAAAACAGAGAATTTGGTGAAGATGTTCTTATATCTGAAATTAAGAGTGTTGTACAAAATATTGAAGGTGTTGTTAACATTTCAGATGTAAAAGTATTCAACAGAGTTGGTGGAAAGTATTCGAGTTCACAAACAGCTCAAAAATATGAAGATTCAACAACAAAACAAATTAAGTTGATTGATGATGTCATCTACGCACAACCAACAGAATTTTATCAAATCAGATATCCAAATACGGATATTGGAGTTCGTGTGAAACAATAATATTCACAAGGAAATTACTTCAACTATTTTAGTAAAATAAGACATTAACTATTTATGAGAAAGCACAATTATGCCTAAAAGTTATAGGATACGAACATCAGTTGGAAATAATACTCAATCTGATAAAACAATCAAAGTACAAGTAGACCAAGATTTTGATTTCTTGGAAATACTTTCTTTGAAACTTACACAATCAGATGTCTATAGAAGTTTTTGCTCTGATTATGGTGTGGTTGTTGGTCGTGTAATTGCTAATGGTGGTTATGGTGTACCAAATGCTAAAGTATCGGTGTTTGTACCAATAGATGCTGTAGACCAAAATGACCCTGTAATATCTGCATTATATCCTTATAAAAATGTTACTGATAAAAATGAAGATGGTTATAGATATAATTTATTACCTTATAATCCTTCATATGAAGGACACTCTGCAACAGGAACATTTCCAACTCGAGAAGATGTTCTAACAAGAACTGAAGTATTACAAATATATGAAAAATATTATAAGTACACAGTAAAAACTAATGAGTCTGGTGACTACATGATTGTTGGAGTTCCATTGGGAAATCAACAAGTTATGATGGATTTGGACTTATCAGACATGGGATGTTTTTCATTGAGACCAACTGATTTAATTAGAATGAATCTTGGTAATCCAAAACAGTTTGACGGAAACCAATTTAAAAGTTCTTCTGATTTAGCATCATTACCTCAAATTGTAAACCAAAGAAAAAGTATTTCAGTTTCATCATTTTGGGGAACAGGTGATGTTTGTGATGTTGGTATTACAAGAGTTGATTTTGATTTAAGAGATTCAAACATTAATATTGAACCAACAGCAACTTTTATGGGGTCAATTATGACCTCAAACGATTCAGTTATTTTAAAGAATAATTGTAAGCCAAGTTCAGAACAAGGTGATTTGTGTGGTATGGTTGCGGGACCTGGAAAAATATTAGCGGTTAGACAAACCATTAATTCTGATGCTAGTGGATACCCAATATTGGAACAATATCAATTAGAACAAGGTGGTAAAGTTATTGATGAAAACGGTGCCTTTGTTGTGGACGTACCAATGAATTTGGATTATGTAACAACAAATGAATTTGGCGAATTAATATTTTCAGATAATCCAAGTGTTGGTATTCCAACAAAAGGTAAGTATAGATTTAAAATTAAAACCAATGAAGGTGAAAAAGAAGTTGCTGCGATACAAACATCAAGTAGTATAATTGGACCCAACCTTTTAAATTTATCAGTATTTAATCCAAAAGGTAGTTTATTAAGAGGAAACTTTTTGGTACCAAACGTTAAAGAATACGGTTGGAATGGAGGGACTGACCCATCAACATTAAGTACAACTTCAGTATTTCTGACTGAATTTAGCGACAACACAAAACTGATAGAAACACAAACTTTTACTTTTGGTTCAAATGTTTCGTTGTTATTAAGTTCAATAACTGGTGAATATAAAAGTATAACATATAAAATTAACAATGTTGTTGATAACTCAAAATGGGTTGACTTACCAAATGGAGGTAGCTTAGAAATTACCGTTGAGAAAAAAACAACAACTACAGTTGTTAATGGTTCGGTTATTGAAACACCACAAACAGTAACATTAAATTTTACTAATTATAATTACAACTATTCTTTATTCCAAAGGTCATATTCATTTTCATTGGATTGGGATGATTATCCAAATAAAGATGAAGCGGCACTCTGCCAAGATTTTTTCTATGAGTTTAATTACAATAAAGTTTACACAACGGCACAATTAATCGACGAATATAGAAAAGGAACAAATAGAAGTAGATTTTTATCAATCAAAGAAATTTTAGACCGAAGTTGTGATTCTGAAGTTAACAAATTCCCAATTAATGACGGGGTTAGAAATTTTGATTTATTATATTTGATAATATCAATATTGATGTTAATTGTTGGTATTACAGGTTCAATATTAACAATAATATATTCACTTGTTAAATTTTTGTGGAATAACTTTGCGGTTTATATTGCAGCATTTTTCATAGCCTATTCAATATATAGAGTAACATCATCAGGCGTTGTAATTGCTGGTTTAATTAATTTGGGAGGTCCAATATTAGGGGCGATTCTACGAGAAGTTTTAGAAGCGGCTATTTGGTTAGCGGTAGGAACTTTAACAGCTGTTTTCTTTAAAAAGATAACTAGTTTTAAATTTTCACCGTTTAAATTACCAATGATAACATATCCTGATTGCTCAACATGTGATTGTGGTTCTTTTGATTTTGGAGACGCTCCTACACAAGGTGAGTTTAATACAAGTGTATTGGCTAATATAAATCAACCATCATACTTCGCACCAAAAAACTCAAGTGATAATTACACGGATTCATTAATAAATCAGGGATATGGACAAGTTGTGGCGGGTAGAGATGATTTTGATAATAATGGTGCAACCGCAAGACAAGCAAGATACACATATAGATATAATGAATATTGGGTTAGTGACACACAAAGTAATTTAGGATTTAGTTTACCACTTCCTGAAAGAGTAAACTTATACAACACTAAAGGACATTATTTTAAAAATTTAGCAGGAACAAATAGAATAAAAGTTTATCCAAACTATATAGAAAATAATATATCTCCAACAGCAACACCTGATTACGCTTTTTACGAGGACCAACCTTTAGTATTGTTATGTGATAGTGGAACACTCACAAGTTATTCCGCTGGAACTTTGATAACATTCTCATCACCAACCAAAGATACAGATGTTAACATTACAGGATTAACAAAGGTTAAAAATGCTATTGGAACATTTAATGTAACAGGAACCACTGACTTACCAGGTTTAAAAACAATTAATTTACAATATGCAAATCCAAACGGTGGTGGGGACATGACAAAAACATTTAATGTTCGTCAAGATTTATATCAAACAATTAGTACAAGAATTACAAATACATCTGAAGAAACTGAAGTATCGTATCTTGATTATAATAATGAAACAAAATTCATAAGTATAAAATCAGGAGAAACAAAAACAATCTACAATCAATACGGTTCAATAGATAAAACAAAGTATAATAATTTAACCTTTGTTGAATCGACAGTTTGTTACACGCCATATATATTCCCAACTGATATTGAATATTATCAAGTTGTAACTGGTTATACATTAGGTAATTTAAAGACAATAATTGGTACCAATACTGTTGACAGTAGAAGTTTTTACAGAAGAGTTGTTCAGGCAGGTATGAACGTTGGTATGGGATTCCGTGATGAAAATGACGATGAGATTGAATATTATTCACAACCTGACGGAGTAACAAGACCTTTAGATTATATACCTGAAGAAGATAGAAATAACTTAGTTGTGTTATTTTTAATGAAAGGTGTTGACCCATATTCACCAAGACAATTAACTAAGATTGATGTATCTTTACCATTAGGTTTACCTGAAAATTCAGTAGTTGTTGAGGGTAGATATAAATTAAATGAACCAATCAAATCTAATATCACATTACCTGATTATAACAATTTTACTAATAATGCGACTGCATCAATATATTATACGTCAAAATTTTTCACACCAGCAACGGGAAGTGGATTGTGGAAATTTTCGGCATATACAACATACAACCACTTATTATACAGTAGTTATAACGGAAATAACGTAGATACTGGCGGTAGTAATAATCAATACATTACCGATAAACCTGATGGGTATTTCTACACTGAATACACTATGGGTGGTAGTTTAATGATTAGAACCGAGAATAAAATAAAAGTTGCTAAAAATAGTAAAGGTAGTGGTGGGTTTAAAGCGGATGTAGGTAACTACGACTTTAGAAGGGGTGTATATGACGCAACTGGTTCAACAATGACAATTTCTGATAATACAAAACTTGTTATGAGAACTGACAGACTACCTCGTTCAGATTCATTTGATAACGATTTTGTATTGGCACAAAATAAAGCATTTGCAACTTATATTGTTTCTGACAACGGTACATCATCTAAAGTACAGGCAACTGTGAGTAGTAATTCTGATTTTACAAGAAATGATTCGGCTGATTTTGAAAACGCTTATGGTACGGGAACAACATCCGTTATGAGTAGTTTTAGTTGTCAATCAATTGTGCCATTAGGGGCTTATCAACAAACACCTGGTAATCAGATGACACTTAAACCAAAAACCGACCCTGTTTATTATACGTCAGGTGACAAAGATTACCCGATTGTGCAAAATGGTTGTTATGTTCTCTGTGATAAAGATTTGGCAATAGCATCTGATTTAAAATCATTTTCAGAATGGAAATCAAGATTCTTAATGGGATTTGCAATTTGTAGAAATGTATTTGGTATGACGTTTACAAACAATTGGGTTAATGGTGTTTTATACATGCCGGGATTTCAAAACGACAAAATCTATCCGGGTATTGAGGTAACAAATCCAACATACGTATACTGTAAAGAAAAAATAGTTTTTAAAGAAGAAAACAATTCTTTCTTTTATCGTTCATCACCATTTAATGGATTAACATTTGTGGGTATGGAAAATACTCAAGTTGCGGATAATTTTGGAAACGAATACTTTTTAGGTAATCCAACTACTGTGGTTGATTTAGGTCCAAAAGACAACATTATTAAAAATGTTTGTGCTCAACCTGAATTTCAAGGGTATGTTTTAGACAGACTAAAAGCAACATCATTTCAAGGTGTGGGTGATTTAATGCAATATTTTATTGTTAGTAGATTGTCAAATGCTAATTTCTTAGAAAAAATATTAGGTGCTGGCGATTCATCAGTGGCGGAATTCTTTAGTAGACCCGCACAAAAGATTGATGGTGATTTTGCACAATTAAATAGTATTAATAATGAAATAGGTGTTGTACCATTTTCACCTGAATCTTATAGTGAAAGTAATTTATTTTATGGTGCCACACCAAAACCTGTTGTTGGAGTTTTCTTTAGCTCTGATACTGTAACAAGAGATTTTATATCACCTGGTCGTCAAACATTTATTGATACACCAACTAAATTTGGATATAATACATTTGGACACAAAACACAACAAGTACCTATGTACAGATGGGGAATTAAACAAGGGGATGCTCCCGTACCTAGTATATTTGGCGGTGAATTAAATAACTGGTTAACATCACCATCTAATTTTTATGTGTCACCATATCAATCAATTGATAGGTTAAATGATAGTACTTACTTTGCAAGTCAAGAGAAACATCCAACAGGACAAAGACCTGGATATATCTACAATTCAATACCACTAAAAGACTCTGTTGGAAACGTAACAGGATTCACATATAGTGGTTATTTAACACCTTCCTTAAATGCTAGTAGTAAATTTATTGTTGGTGCACCTTATCATTTTTATTTTGGATTGAAAAAAGGTAAAACCGCTTTTGACATATTTGTAACTAAAAATCTAATTAATATATAATGGGTAACATTCAAAATGATATAACAATTGTAAAAGGTAATCTTAGATATAAAGGTGCTTCTGAAAGATTGGTATCTATACCCGTTGAATTAATTGGTGATAGAAAACAATTAATTGATTCTGACCGAATTGTTAATATAAGTGCGGCAGAACAAAGTACTGTAGAAAGACAAGAGTCTACAACATTTAGAATAGGTGGTAAAATATCAAATATATTTTCTAATGTAATTTCAGGAACAACTGATTATGATGGTTATAAAAATTTTCTTTATTTAACAAACGGATTATCAGTAGTTGAAAGTAACCAAGTTTTATTTAATAATTTCGAAAGGGTTCCCGATACCTTTGGTTTAAAATGGGGAGGTCTTCCACAATATAATGAATTCAATTTTATTAGAACTGATATTGATAATCCACATAATATTTTACAACCACAGAGCGCTTCAACATATAATTGGGGTGTTTATTTAAGTTATCCTTTTTCATCGGACACTTTACAAAAAATGTCTTATGTGGATAAACAAATAAACGGAACACCCTTAAGTTTTGTTGTTTCAGATGGAATACCTTTTACAATAATTAACACCGTTCAAAACGGTGCTAATTACATTACATTTAGATGTGGGGGAAATCACAACTTAACAGAATATCAATATGTTGAATTATCCATTAATTATAATGGTAATAATTTATTTAGAGTTGATTTATTAGGTGAAAATGGATACGACAACGCAAGCACAAGTTTTTCAATAGTTAATCCGGGATATACAGGAACAACTTTTGCAAATGGAGTTTCAGGTACATTTAAAAGAATTGGTGACATATCAAATTCAGGTGAAAGTAAATCAAGATATTATGTTAGATTACATAAAATTTTAACAAATGAAAATGAATCGGATGTTTCAAAAATGGGGTTTGAGCACGTACCATTTCCTAACCAACAAAAAATTGAATATTCCGCCCTTACACCAAATCTACAACAAAGAGTTTCAATCAAAGAAAACTCACAATCATATAGTTTTACATTTAAACCCGATTTAAATATTGATGGTATTGTTGATAACAACATGAAACCATTAACTAATGTTTTTGTGACCATAGTTAATAAGGGTTACTATGGTTGGTTCAATAAACCAACAGACAATAACATATATGCCTTACAAAAAGGATGGTCATTTAATTTTCATTCAGATAGTTTTGATGATTGGTGGGCAACCAATAACAATAATAATTTAGTTGAAATTCCTGTTAGTTCATATAACAGAACATCAAATAACCAAACGTATACTTTTTATTATAATCAACCATTAAAAGTTGATGATATTTTATCAGGCGATTTTTGTGAGTATAATGATATTGAACAAATGGAATATGTTGTATCGACATGTAAACATAAGATAACATTTAACGATACTTTGTATCAAACACAAATGTTTACAAGTAATAACCCACCTGGTTATTTTTATTCACCACACAATCCTGTGAAGTTAAGAGACTTCGCAGATTCAATTACCACTGCGGTTGGTCAGAATATTAATACAAGACCATCTTGGGCGTATTTTTCACAAAACTTAAATACTTGGTTATGGAGAACAATTTTGGATTATGGTGTTTTTGAAAATGGTCAAGGAGTTGACTATCCATTTTTGAATGATGCACACTATCCGTTTACACAAATATTGTTCTTACAATCAACACCATATAGTAACATAAACCAAGCTGTTGCGGTTACAGCACAACCATTGAAAGATTTCTGTGAATAATTATAGATTAAGATATAACCCAATTCAAAACCAAACACCAAATGCTGATTTGGCTTTGCAAACACCAATTTTAACCACCTGGGATTTGAATGGTGTTAATGAAAGTATCGACGTGTTTGAAAATGAAATAATTCAAAAAGCAATTAACCCAATTGACAATTTTGAAACTATAAGATACTCGCACAAATCTTGGGCACCACAAGTAATCAATGTTGGACCAAAGACAAGTACTAATTATAACTTTTATTTCTACTCAGCAGTTACTGATTCTTCAATAACCGCAACTACAACAAATACGCCATGGGTGATGGATTACAGAGCCAATGGATTTACAAGTAGAGAAATATATTACTACAATGATGTATTTTCAAAATCATATTTTAAGTTGGATTTTTATGATTCTAAAAAAAGTACATCGCAACAAAACTTATTAACCATTATAATTCCAACACAACAAGGTTTAACAACAACCGCAACTATTGGATTAAACACAGTTGGTATTAGAAAACCACAATATGTTTTGGATTTCACGGGTGATAAAGAAGGTTATTTTGTCTATTGGTTAAAATCACCTGAGTTTTTTAATCCACCTATAGATACCTTGTATATGTCGGCCAAATTTTATGATGCGGGTATCGGTGCTTTCAAAAGGATGATGAATACACCACAAGGTACAATGCAAGATAAGTTTAACTTTTCCCAAGAAATATATTTCTACTATACACTTAAATTAAATTACGATGATTATACCTATGAGGTATTTTTAGATAATCAGATAACACCATTAACAAAAGTAGGAACTGACTATAGTCCTATTAAATGGTATGAATATGTTAATCCATGAACACAGAACAATATAATATAGTTATTTCACAAGAAGTTTTGGAATCTGCCAAAGTTGAGGTTTATGTACCTCCGATTGTTGCTGGTGGTGGAAGATATGAGCCAGCTTGGACGGGGTTAACTTATTTATTATCGGGAGGAACCGATGGTAGTTCAGTATTAACAGGATTAACAATACCTGTATTATTTAAACAAACATTTAAAGATATTGGATATTATTCAGGTTTTGACGGAGCCATTTTTCAAAAAGATATTAATAATAACTTTGTATATAGTGGAGTTACAGGTAATTCGGCATATACATTATATCTTTATAATACATCAGAACTTTTATCACAAGATATTACATATCGTGTTGATTGGGGCGATAACCAACCTGTTGAGATTATTACAAAAGTTTATCCTGATTATGTTTCACATACGTATCCATCTTTAACGAGTGGTACATCTAAAACATATACAGTTAGTTTAAGTGGAACCGCAGCGTGGGGAACAACAGTTACAACCAAAAAAATCACAATACCTTATACTGAAATAAGTTTTGACAATCCTGAAGGTGAATATTTTTTTGTACCTCGTGATGGTTATTGGTCGGCAACACCAATATCGTACAAATGGATTTTTACTGGTGATAGTGAAAATAATATACAGGCTCAAATATCATCTAACTATACGACAGTGCCATTTTTGGTTACAGGATTTACAAATTCAAAACTAACACAATTAAAACAGTACGGACCAAATCCGTACATACCTGGTGCACCTGTAATACAAAAAGGTGAAATTGTTGGGGTGGTACAAAACTTGGGACCTGATTATACGGGATACACATATCTTAATACTTTATATTATGATTTCCCACAAGGTTACACATTGTTTATTGCAAACTCATCAGGATTAACTGAAAATAATATAACACCAGTACCAATTGTTAAAGAAGAAATATTAATTGGTATGGTAAACGCAACAGAAATACAATCAAATGTATTTATAGACAGGGGGAAATTATCAGGAACGGAAAGCTTACTTAGATTAGGTGAAATTGACAATCTTGGAGACCTCATAAAATACGGATATGGATATTTTAAACTAACAGAACAATAAAATGGCACTAGGAACATATGGTATAACTCGCCCAGCCGACATGGCACCTGAAGATGTTGAAATCATCATGGTGTATACGCCTTCAAGAGATTACACTTCAACACCAATTATTAAGAAACTCAACGCATCTCAAATATTAACACCATATTTTAACAACGCAAATACGGGTGGTAATAGTAATGAAATTTTGGGTGGACTTTATAATTTAAAATTACCGGCAAATGAATTTAATAAGATTGGTATATACACATTAATGATTAGACCCGTTCAAATTAGAACGACGTTAACTGATTGTGGTGTTTTATCAGCATTACCAAATGTAAAAGGTATTGTAATGGACACAAACAATGTACCATCAACATTTAGAAATAGATTTGTTTCTCAAGGATTAGTTGGATACCGTGTTGAATATTTAAATACTGATGGTACAAAGATACCAAATTTTTATAGAATTATTACATCGTCTTTCTTTGTGGATGCTGTTGTTAGTAATCCTGCGGCGGGAAACACAAATTCAGTTAGATATAGATATATTGATTCACCAAGTGCTAGAAACTTAGTATTTGCAACTGTAACACCTTCAAGTGCTCCATCAAACAATCCAAATGCGGTTCCATATATTGGACAACCAGGACAACAAGTTATTTTAACTAATACATTTTTTAACCCATTTACGGTTGAAATCGAAATGGCGGAATACGATTTGAACAGCGTGGCAATAGCACTTTACGGTAACCAAACTAAGGCTATTGATACTGGCTTATATACTATCTACGACTCTGATAATAGAATTTACAAACAATACAACTTGTTTGAAATTAGAAGTGACTTTAATGACTTGTTATATGAAGTTCGTCAAGATAGAAATAATAATATTGACTTTAGTGTTAGTTTTGACAACATCATTCCATAATGAGTAAAATTGTTATTCCAAATACAGGAGCTGGTTTTATAAATCCCAACGAAGATTTAGTGGGATTTCAAACCACGCAAGGTGGTGGACTAACAAATACCAACTTTGTATGGAACTATGGTGTTGTTGAAAAAATTGATAAAGATTATCAGTCAGGTGTTTTTTCAGACCCAATTACATTAGACAGTTTAAATGTTGATGTTGAACAAGCCAAAAAGGCACTTTCGGTTGACCTTAAAGTTTATCCATCATACGATTTAACTGAAGTAACTAATTTTACACTTTATGGTTCTTTAACAAAAAGATTTTCAGCTTCAGTAACTCAAATTATTAATTTCTTTCCAGCGGCAATTGAGGTGGACCAAATTTATTTTGACTATTCAAGCGCCAACACAGCAACAAACATTGTTTATAATAAAAACGAAAATACTACTAGTTTTGATGTTGATGTGTCAAGAATTAAAAACATTTTTGATATTGATTTTTCACAAAACGCCGCAAGAAACATAGCTCTTAGACCAACACCTGTTAGTCCATTAAGAGACATGACAACATTTTATAAAGACTATTCTTTATTTATCGGGACTGGCTCAACAGAATACCAATTCATTTTATTTACACCATCAACTTCAATAAGTGCTGGCACCATTTCAGTTACTGTAAGTGGTAATCCATTTTCAGGTGTTACGACAACAACTAACACTTTGGTTATGAAACCAAATAAAATGAAAACCGAAATGGTTTTTGAAAACGATTTTGATGAAGTACAGAAATTTTTATTAAATAGATTTATTGTTCCAAAATATACCGCACAATTTAAACTACCAAAACAAACTGATGATGGAACTTTCTACACATCTTACGTTTTTTTAACATGGCCGTTATTGGGTGTTTGGAATTTAGATATTCTAACAACGGCTTACGATTCTTATTTGGAAACATTAAGTTCTTATGGTGAACAACTTGATACTTTTAAAACCAATTTAATTAGTAGATTTTTAACAACTGATGCTTTTCACGAATTTGATACTAAAGACCAAAAGGTTGACAAAGTATTACAAATATATGGTAGAAGTTTTGATGAAACAAAAATATTCATTGATTCATTAGCGACAATGACATCAGTTGACTATGTACCTGAAAATGATATACCTTCAGCTTTATTAATTTATTTAGCAAGAACATTAGGTTGGGACACCGAGATATCACCAATTGCTAATGAGGATTTCTTAACAGCAATTTATGGTGTAAAAAACAAATCAATTTATGAGGGGTGGACTCGAGACCAAACACCATCAGAATTAAACTTTGAATATTATAGAAGATTAATTTTAAACGCATCACATTTATTCCGTTCAAAAGGAACAAGAAAATCTGTTGAATTTTTGATGAGGACGATTGGTGCACCTGAAGCTTTGGTTGAATTCAACGAAACAATCTACACTGCCGATAGGAAATTAAAGTACGAGGATTTCCTTACCCAATATGTAAAAATCTCAGGAGGTACGTACACCCAACAATTACCTGGTTACT